CTACTGGTTCCCCAGAAGGAACATTTGACATGCCGTCATTTAATTTTATCATTGTAGCATCTAAATCGAAGTTATCCATAACTTTAACAGTTTCAACTTCTAAATCAGATTCTCTTAGAGAAGCGACAGAAGCATCTACTGCATTAATAGATTCTCAAGGAAAAGTTGAGAAACTAGAAAATACATTGAATGTATTGCGTGCAGAATTGAAATTCCAAATGGAAGATTACATGTCTCAAGTAGACAAAACTATCGATGCCAAAACCGAACTTTATAAAATTAAAGTGGAAAAACTTGCATTAGTAGGTGTTTTAGGTGGAAAATATAAAAGTATTGAAAAAGCAACAGATAGTTTAAGAGAATCTGATTTAGAAGTTGAAACTGTTAAAGTTATGGATAACTTCGATTTAGATGCTACAATGATAAAATTAAATGACGGCATGTCAAATGTTCCTTCTGGGGAACCAGTAGAGGACCCAACAATTAATGTTGATGGGGACAATCCGACATTGCCTGAGGGATTAACTGCTCCTGCTTATTCTGCAATTACAAATATTAAAGACATGATAATTGCGAAGAAAGATGGAGATGCACAGAGACTTTATGATAAAATGAAATCATATGGTATGTTTTCCGATTTAGATGGAAAATGTTTAATCGAATTTGATACAATTTCAGCAACAGTCAAAGACATTGCTGAATAACTTATGCTAGGGAGGTATATAATATGAGCATTCCAAGAGGATATGTTCCTAATCACAAATTCTGGGATCGAATGGGCCGCGTCACTCCTAATGTAGAGTGGTCAGAATCTCATCGTCCACATTTTGAAAGTTTTGCTGCTCCTTGGCTTCCGACTCAACGTTATGATCAAGAATACGAATATTACATCGTAATTTCTGCTGGTAAGGTTGTTGCAGAGGATCGTAGAGGACACATCGTTCCTGCCGGTCTAAGGAAGGCATGGAATATAGCAAGTGGTACAACAATTTTGACTTACACTGCAGTAGATGTTGCACAGAATGTAGTCGATCTTACAACTGGTGAATTAGTTACAGCTGCTACTACTTATACAGAAGCTGAAGTAACTGCTGCGCTTAAAGAGCGTGGATCAATTCGTCCAGATCAAAGAGCAATGGATTTTATCTCTAAACCAATCGGTATTTCCTCTTATAATTATTGGAAAGCTGCTGGTCCAGATACTTCTAATCCTGCTACTCTTTATCAAAACAACTTCCGTCCACAAGCTGGCGTTGCAATTACATGCGACTATACTATTACAGTTCCTTTGCTGCCTGCAGTAGAGACAACTGAAACAATGGATGGAGCTCTTGCTAATTCGGCAGGTTCTATTGATTGGTCTTCGACTCGAACTGGTGGATGGTTTGGTTCAACTGCTCTTAACGGACTAGTTGCTCTTGCTGAATCAGTTGCTGATGATGCAGATGTCGTAGGATACGTATTCGAAAAATGGCCTTTGGCCCATATCACTGCAGAAAGTCCAATTACGGCTTCTGTTGCTGGTTTGGTTAATCGTGTAGCCTCTATTAGTGCTGTTAGTGCTGCTGGTGACTACTATATCGATTATGATTTAGGAATCTTATTCGTATATGAAGCTGGCGGAGATGCTATTCCTTCTCCATTTACAGTTTCTTCTACAGTTACTTATTACCATTATGAAGATGAAGGTACTTCTACGAATACCGTTACTACTTTTATGTGTGCTACTGGCAACTTAGAATATGGTGACTTCTTGACATATGATGTTAATAGTAATCTTATTAAAGCTTCTTTGGATATTGGAACTGCCGAAGGTTATAATGCTTCGTTTGCATTATATTCTGCAGACCCTGACTATGATACCGCTGCTGATGCTGCTATCTCTTTGCAATTAGAGCAAGCAATTCAAAATCATCAAAATGGTATTGTAGGACAGATTATCGGTACAACAACACATCCAAGAGATTATCTGGACAGAGTCGCAACTGGGTATGTAGGTCAAACTGCTGCAAATATGCGTACTCCTGGTTCAGCAACTGGTGGCCGTACAGATCAGCTAACGTATGCAAATGCAGCTGAAAAAATGGTTATCGTTAACTTGATTTTTAGATAAGTCGAAGGAGGAAAATTAAAATGTCTAAAATTTTATTTGATCACAACCAAGCCTTCGGCGATTCTGCTAACGCACAAAGCTATAATCTTTTCCGAGATACTTGGTTTAACAATGGCTGGAATGAGCCGACACAACGTACTGTTAAGTTTCGCGACTTAATTGCTACTCCTAATGCGGCTGTATGGATGCCGCAGGTTGTTGAAGAAATCGTTCGTGAACCTGTTGAGCCAATGCTGATTGTTCCTAGATTGCTTGACCGTATCGCGTATACACCAGCTGCTAGGATTACAGTTCCTGCGTTGGGCGCTTTAGTCGCTTATGATATCGCTGAGGGAATGTCGTACCCAGAACAAACATTGAATGTGGCACCTGGAAGTATCACAATCAATACAGGGAAGTCTGGTGTCGCCTTCAAAATTACTGAGGAAATGAAAATGTATTCTCAGTTTGATATTATCAATATGCATATCCGTGCAGGCCGAAGAGCACTTGATCGTCACAAAGAGAGAAAAGGCATGGACTTTATCTCTTCTCTTGGTGTTACTTTATTTGATAATGTTACTCCAGATGCTTCTATGTTTGGTACTTGTACTGGACGTTCTATTACAGGTGCCGGTAACGGTTCTTGTCGTATGGAAGATTTGCTGAAAGCTTATGCTCATGTAATGATGCAGGGATATACTCCTGATACTATTTTGATTCACCCACTAGCCTGGTCTATGTGGATGGCAGATCCATTGTTACAAACTATTGTCAAAAATACTGGCAATGGACAATGGTTTCAACCACATAATATGGCGAAATCCAATCGTCCTTGGGCAAATGCAAGTCAAGGTGGAACTGGTATGTCTAGTACCTATGGACAGTATACTGCTCCTGGCAATGCTGCTAGTGAAACTGCTACAACTGCTGCTGAGATTGATCAGAACTTGAATTCTCCTGCTGTTATTCCTAGTTATTTCCCACATCCACTTACAGTTCTTGTAAGTCCATTTGTGCCTTATAACTCTGCAAATAATACCTGTGATATTATGATTTTTGATTCTGCAAATCTTGGTGCTCTTGTTGTTGATCATGATGTAAAAGTAGATACTTGGGAAGATATGGCAACTGACAATTCTAAAGTTAAACTTAAAGAACGATATGCATTCGCTAGTTATGCGGATGGTCTTTCTGCTGGTGTAATTAAAAATGTTCCTATTAAAGCGAATGAAATTGCTCTTCCTGTAAGTGCTACTATTTCTGCAGCTGGGAGCCTTGATGAACTAACTGTTACTACTGCAATTACTGGTCTCTAAGCGTCACTCATCATGACGTAGCTAAAAGGGAGGAGGAAAATTAATTGTTTTCTTCTCCCTTTTCTTTTATCTGTTATAATGTAATAAGTAACATTTTAACAAGGAGAACAAGTAATGAGGTTAATCCGAATAAAGCTTAGCCAATCAACACCATTTTGGATGCTCAATCCTATCCATCTAGATTCATCTAATCCTCAAAGTCCCTGGTTAGACGTAGATCGTCTTTCAATTAAAGCAAAAGAGACTATTAATAAAAGTGCTTTTTTAGGCGAAATCTCTATTGAAGATCATGAAAAATCTGAAATAAAATCACTTAAAGAACTTGTTACGACTCATGGATTTACTGTTGATTTAAATGATATAGTTGAAGAAGAAGAAGTTTTTCCAGAAGTTGTTTCTGTTACATTAGAAGAAGAAGTTAAAGAAGAAGAAATAGTAATATCTCCAGAGATATATGAAGAAGCTAAACTTATTTTAAAAAAGAATGGAAATACTGTTCGTAAGATAATTAAGGCTTTATCTCATACAGATGAAACATTTTCTATTTTATCTGCTTGTCTAGAGATGGAACAAATAGATTCTAATCGCAATGGTATTGTTAAATTATTAGAACAAAGATTAATGGAATTTTAAAATATGAATAAAACTATTACTAAAGAAATTAAACTTGAAGGATTGCCTATTGAGGAGAAACAAGTTGAGATAAAAGATGGTATCCGTTTTATTGAAGAATTAAGAGAAGAAGCGAAACGACAAGCACAAGAAAGAAAAGTCGATAAAATTATTCAAGAAGTTCCGGTTGAGCCTCTTGAATTGCAATCATCTGAACCTGAATTAGACGATCTCGCAGATAGTTTTGAAGTCATTGAGGAATAAAAATTATGGCGACAACACCACAAATAATAGATGTGCCTAGAAGATTTTTAGTTTATTCGATCAGAAACAAAAAAAATGGCCAATATTATATTGGCATAACTTCAATGTCTTTAGAAAGAAGGATGAAGGGTCATCTTGATGATGTTCGGCGTGGGTCTAAATGTGCTGTTCATAATGCTATAAGAAAACATGGCATAGCTTCTTTTGAAGTTTCTCTTGTTGATGATTCTGCAAAGAATTGGAAAGAATTATGTGAGAAAGAAAAGTTATTTATACAATCTTACGACTCTTATACTAATGGATATAATGCAACTTTAGGTGGCGACGGAAAATTTGGATGTTCGCCTTCGAAAGAGACGCGAGAAAAGATATCTGTTTCTATGAAAGGGAAAAATCGTTATAAGCGTACAAAAGAACATCGAGAAAAGCTTGCCGCTGCAATGACGGGCAGAAAACATAGCGAAGATACAAAAAGGAAAATTAGTGACAGTAATAAAGGGAAGAAGCTATCTTTAGAACGAATTGAACAAATGAGAAGAGTCTGGATGGGTCGTAAGCATTCTGAAGAGTCTAAACGAAAAATATCTCTCGCTAAAAGTGATTCCCATAGATATCTATTTTATAATAAGAAGTTAGATATCACAGAGTATATGACTGCAAGAAAATTAAGAGAAAAATATAAATTAAAACGATACGAAACATCAAGAATTATTTGTGGTACCAGAAAAACTGCAAAAGGTTGGGAGGTTGTTTAATTGAGTTCAACACCTCAGATAATAGATGTGTATCCTGCACCTGATGCTTTAGGGATACCAATTGGCCAACAGATTAAAGTAACATTTAATCAAGAAATGGATCTAACTACTTTAAACGAAGGTACTATCGTTGTTGTTGGACCTGACTTAAGTAATCAATTCGGTCCTATTGATATTAATCCTTTTGATGAGCCTGGATTTGAAGATGAAGATATTTTATCTTCTCCATATGTTAGCGGTTATGTAAAAGGTACTATTAGCTTTATGCGTGTTAATGCATCTGGTGGTACTGTTGATGACAGTGAGGTGGACTATACTGGTGCTGGAGATCTTTGGCAAACTGT